CGTCTTATCTCCATAATTTTTTGACGGATATGTTCAGGCATAGGTACAGCTTTTGCCTTTTCTGCATCTAGTTTAACAAGATAAGGGTCACGTTCCTGAACCATTGTAGAGGCTTCAGGTATCTCAGCTCCATCCCAACGCTGTTGGTTTAAGTACACAAGGGGCGCAGGAATAAACGCTCCGTTGTCTTTGCGCCAATCGTTTGTGGTCTTCATCCATTCAACGTGTTTGATTATTTGATCTGCACACGCATCACAGTAGTATTTCTGCCATTTTTTCAAACATTCTGACTTGCCTCCTTTGCGTGAGCTACGAGGCCAGGCTTTCCAAAAATCTTCAAATGTCATAATTTATCCTTATTAAAGTTAACCAACCACAAGCGGTACATTTTATTTTCCAACCAATCTTTATTTGCAATTCTTTTGTTATCCCACCACATTTGCATATTCTCATTTATTTCCCCTGTATTCAATGGTGCTTTTGGTGAATCTTAGAGCAAAGCATAGCCTAACCGCATCAAAATGACAGTTTCGCTCTATGCTTGTGGATAAGTGCTTTATGGAGCCATCTCGTCGCATTGCATTTTCCAGACTATTTAAAACCACCACGCTCTAGAAATTCGCCCACGTTCTCTGCTTTGGTTCGCTCGTGTTACAGAGTATCTCAAATCAAACCACCGACGTACCGCATTTGATTGTCCAAAAGCAAAAACCCCATAATTTACTCTGTGGTCTTGGCTCTTGGCGAGAGCAACAGCAAAAACGTATGACGCTAATCAAAAGTTCCGCTTGCTGTCTAGCAAGACCACACAGAAAACTATGGGGTTGAATATTCATTAGCGTCTACGCCTAGATGCCACTCTAGACGATTTACATTATATCCTAGTTAACCTCTAATTTCAAAATAAATTAAAAGAAGAACAATAAATATTAAATAAATCATTCCAATACCTCAAACCATTCGGGGCGCAATACCCTTATTTGAAATATTCTCAACTTGGGTATTTGTTGCCAATTGTTAACAGCTTGTCTAGTTACCCCAAGCAACTTTGCTAGTTTTGCTGGTGTTCCTGCTTTATTTACGAAATATTGTTTGTCCATGTTGTTTATTGTATACATTTATTTACAAAGTTAAATTATTTTATTGTTTTCGATGTTTTCTTGCGTCAACACGTAAATTATCGTTTACACTTCATTCATCAGCACAACGCTGATACTTCACTAGATAAATTAAGGACACATTATGAGTAATAGAAGTTATTTTGAAGAAGACGATGACATTAGAGAACTTAAAGCCCAAGATTTTTGGGAAGCTCGTCAATACAACATTTTGAGAGCAAATCCAATCTGCTCAGACCCCGATCATCCTGGTTGCGACAATTGCATGGGGGACGAAGATGACAATTAAATTCTTCTACAACGGCAACGAAACAACTCGTACGTTTCCTCGCACATTAGCTGAGGCATTTCCCGCAAACCCACAACCCAATTTCGAGGATGATATGGATAACGAAGATAAATTAATTTGTTTGATTTGCGTAATCATGTTTGTGTTTACATTTACTTTAATGTTTTTGGGGGTTGTATGACTATCAACGACTTACTCAAACTCAACGTAAACGACCACACAGAGAAAAAAGGTCAATTGACATACCTATCATGGGCGTGGGCATGGGCAAAGGCACTAGAGGCTGATTCAGGCGCTACATGGGACGTACAGATGTTCAACGACAAGTGTTTCATGGAAGTCAACGGAACTGCTATGGTGTTTGTCACAACTCAGTTATTTGGCAAACAAATGACTTGTCAGCTCCCAGTAATGGATCATAGAAATAAGGCAATCATTAACCCTGATGCGTTTCAGGTTAATACTGCAATCATGCGGTGCATGACTAAATCATTAAGTCTGCATGGTCTTGGTCTATACATTTATGCTGGTGAGGACTTGCCTCAAGGTGAAGAGCCTGAATCAAATGTAAATGAGTCCGAAATGGCTGACTATATGGCTTTGTTTGAAGAATGTGTATCAATTGATGCATTACAAAAAGCATTTGTGCAGGCAATAGCTGCAACAGATGGGGACAAGGAGTGGCAAAAGAAACTTATAGGTAAGAAAGACGAATGTAAAAAGAAACTTAAAGGTTAACAAATGAAAGAGAATCTTTTGAGAATGGATTTAAGAGATTATTTTGCATCCCAAGCGTTAATCGGTATTATTTTTGGGCGCAAAACAATTAACAAAGAAGTCATTGAACTTTCATACAAAGTTGCAGATGCAATGATGGTTGAGAGGGAATTCAAGAAAATAGAGCCACGAGGCATAAATGGGGGTGTAGATGAATGATATTGAACAAGGCACAGAAGAATGGTTTGCTATACGTTGCGGAAAAGTAACAGCATCCAGAATTGCGGACATTATTGCAACGACAAAGTCAGGTTACTCTGCCAGTCGTGCCAATTACGAGGCGCAACTTATTTGCGAGATTTTGACTGGCAAACCAGCGGAATCTTTTACAAATGCTGCGATGGCATGGGGCACAGAGACAGAGCCACTTGCAAGAGCGCAATACGAGTTGAAAACTGGCAACATGGTCAACCAGATTGGGTTTGTTGTACATCCAAAGATTGAACAAGCTGGAGCATCCCCTGATGGTTTGGTTGATAATGACGGACTTATAGAAATCAAATGCCCTAATACCAGTACGCACTTGGATACACTTTTGTCTCAAAAAGTGCCATCAAAGTACATTACCCAGATGACTTGGCAGATGCTTTGTACAGGTAGAAAGTGGTGCGATTTTGTGAGTTATGATCCGAGATTGCCTGATAATCTGCAGCTCTTTATTCAGCGCATTGAGCTAGATGAAGAGTACGGCAAAAAGCTAGAGTCTGAAGTAAAAGAGTTTTTGGAAGAAGTAAACGAAAAAGTAGAAAAATTAAGGAAAATAAATGTCTAAAGTAACGCAAGAAGTCACAGCTCTAGTTGGTAAGTACAAAGACCAATCTGGTCAGGAAAAGAACCGCTATCAACGAATTGGGTCAATCATTGAAACGAAAAACGGCCCGATGCTAAAGATTGACAACATTCCTGTGTGTGAGCCTGCTTGGTCTGGCTGGGCATACTTGAATGAGCCAAGAGAAAAGAAGCCTGTTGACGACATTGGTTTTTAAGTTTTTGGGCGGTCTACTGTGTTAGCTACAGTATTTCAAATAGGTTAAGTCACATTTGGAGAATGGGAAACGCTGCTTTATGCGAACCGCCCAATTTAATGATAAATAAAGGTAAATTATGAAAACATTTAATATATTTGAAGAGTTGAGTGAAATGATTAGTCGTGGATTTGCTCGTGCTACAGACCCAGAAACGTCTAAAGAAGCTGGTGCAAGTGTTAATGTCAGTAGGATAGAAAAAATCGTCCTAGATGCGATTAAAGCCTTTCCTGGCGGTTGTATATTGCAAGACATAGAACACGCATTGCCTGAGATTAGACAAAGCTCTATATCTCCCAGAATTCGTCCATTGATCCGCAAAGGATTAATCATTGATACAGGCGAAGTCAGACCAAGTTTTAGTGGCAGAAACCAACGTGTTTTAAAGGCACTTGTATGACTACAGAAGTAAATCAAAAGCAGGACGAGCCTGTGGCTTATTTTGATCCGCAAAAAGGCGGTTTTTACTGGGCAAAGCCAACAAAAATTAAAGCACCAGTAACAGTTGACGTTGAGCCATTGCCTCTTTACACCACACCACAAGGATGCGCTGAATGTGGGGTTGGTGGTGGTTATGCGCTGTATTGCCTTGCTTGTGCTGAAAAATATGTAAAGCCTGAATGGGTAGGGTTGAATGGTGCTGACTGGAACGACTTCAATCCATTATTAGTAAATGACCCACATCGAATTGCGGAATGGGTAGAGAGAATATTAAAGGATAAGAACACATGAATGAAATAAAAAAGATGCAAACACCTTGGGATTCAGACAAGATTCTGATGGTGGATGTTGGATGCTATGAGCGTGGATGTGTATGCGTAGCAAACCAGTGGGATGCAAACTATCAAAGCGAGTGCGTACCAATGGTTGAGTATAAAGAATGGGTAGGGTTATCTGATGAAGATGATATTGATTGGGAAGAAGGCGACAGTTTAAGAGATTTGTTTAAAGCAATAGAGGCAAAATTAAAGGAGAAAAACACATGAGACTTGTATTTTTAGTGGTGTTGTATTTAGTTGGTTTTTTCAACGGTTTTATTTTTGGTTACGAATACCAAGAGCGACACCCAACTGAACTCAAGGAGAAAAACACATGATTGAATACGACTTTGAAGGATATGCCAAGTCTCAAATTGATAAAGCATTAGGTTATTTAGAAGGATTTAGTAAGGGATACCATCAAGCTAAATCAGAATGGGTAGAATTGAC